ATCCATCAACTGACAATGATGGAGATGCATTAAATGCAGGAGATTTATATTTTAATACATCTAGTAATGCTATGAGAGTTTACAATGGATCAGCTTGGGAAGATGTAGCAGTAAGCACTTCTGGTTTTGCAACAAATGGTTTTAGTATTGCTATGTCCATTGCCTTGTGATATAAAAGAAAGGATAGATTATGGCACAAGATTTTAGAAGATATACAAGTAATGCAGTAGGAACAGGTGCTACAACAGTATTTACAGCAAATAGTTATGACACTATTGTGGGTATTAGTTTGGCAAATGTAACAACTAATGCAATAGTTGTTCATTGTTATATTAATGATGGTTCTAATGATATTAGTCTTGTAAAAGATGTATCTATACCTGCAGGTTCAGCTTTACAAGTATTAGATGGTGGAGCAAAATTTGTTGTCCAATCTGGAGATGCATTAAAAGTAATAAGTGATACAGCTAGTTCTTTAGATGTTTGGGTAAGTGCAGTAGATGCAATTAGTTCATAGGAGATATAAATGCCATATATAGGTCATAAACCTGCAACATCTTTTCATTCTTTAGTAAAACAAGATTTTTCTGTTAGTGCAACAGCAAGTTATACATTATCACAATCAGTAACAAGTGCTAACGATATTGCATTATTTATAAACAATGTAAGGCAAGAACCTACATATGCGTATTCTGCGTCTGGTACAAGTTTAACACTAACTGCGGCAACAGCAGGATCAGATGATATGTATTGTGTATATTTAGGAAAAGCGGTAGGTACAATAAATCCTGCAAGTGGTAGTGTAGGTTTAGCACAGCTATCAGCTACAGGTACAAAAAGCAGTAGTACATTTTTACGAGGTGATAATAGTTTTGCAACTGTAAGTGGATCAAATGTTCTTGAGATTCTTACAGGTGTTTGTGATGGTCGTTCAGTAACAGTTCCTAGTGGTACATACACTATGCCTAATGTTACAGCAGTTCAAAGTTTGACTGGAAGTTATGCAGATTTAACTGGTTCAGAAATAGCATATACTCCTCCAAGTGGTACGAAACAAGTTATCTATAGTTTCCAACACATGTTCACAAGAGATGGTGATTATCCTTTAGCCCATTATAAATTTTTTGTGGATTCTGACGAAGCAACTAGATATAGAACAACTCTTTACGGAGCATATACAATTATGCTTCAAGAATTAAGATTTATAATAAGTATTACAGGTAGTGCAGATACAACAAATGCAAATTTAGCGTCTTGGTCATCTGCTAAAACTCTTAAAATACAAGCAAGAGAGTATACTGATGGTTCTGGTGGCTCTACTAATACTGCAAAAGCACACGGACTTAACTATTGGGATGGAGGAGGACTATCTGGGTCTGGAAATGGTTTTCAATATAAAGCACCAATTTTAACATTAACTGCATTAAAGGATAGTTAAGATGTCTAAAGAATTTGAATCAGCAATAGACGCAATAAGAATGGAAAGAAATCATATATTGATGTCAACAGATTGGGAAGTTTTAAAATGTTTAGAAACAGGTAAAACAGTTTCAGATTCGTTAAAAAAATATAGACAGGAATTAAGAGATTTAACTAATGGTGTTACAACATTAGACAAATGCAAAAATATAAAATTTCCAACTAGAGAGAAAGACTAAATGCCATTAAGTAAAATACAATCTGAATCAATGAACTTAGCCGATACTTATGCCTTTACGGGTACAGTAAGTGGTGCAGGTGGTGGTAAATTATTACAAACAGTTATTACTACAGTAAGAACTTATTGGGATCAATCAATTAGTGGAACATCTTGGACAGATGTTAATGATGGTAATGGTGTGTTTCAAGTACAAATAACACCAACAGCTACAGACAGTAAAATTTTACTTAGTTTAAATTGGGGCATGATAAGTCCTCATAACTCTGGTGATGGTGCTTATGGTGGTGCGTGTAAAATAGTAAGAAATGGATCTGATTTTGATGTAGGAAATGCAAAAAGTAGTAATCCTAGAAGTTTAATGAGTGTTGCAAGAGAATATTTTAGTGGCTATGTTGATGCAAAATCAATGATTGCTATTGATGATTCTCATAATTCAACAAGTCAATTAACATATAAAGTTCAAGTTATGGGTCATACATCTGGTTCAACATACACATATAGATTTAATCATAATGGTGCTAGTCACGCATCTGGATATGCGTCAACTCATGTTTCTCGTTTAATAGCACAGGAGATTGCATCATGAGTAATTTTTTAAGTTTAGCAATATTAGCTATTAATAAAGATGCAATGTTTACTATACCTGAAAATAATATAAATAAAATTGTATGGTTGGATGGCACTAAACCAATAGAAAAAGCTGATATAGAAAAAAAAATTACAGAATTAGAAACAGAAGATTCTAATAATAAAAAAACAAAAGTATCAGGACTGCGAAAAATGAATTTAACAGATGCAGAAATTGAATTATTATATCCAGATTTAAAGGAGTATTTATAGATGCCATATGTGGGAAAACAACCAGAAATTGGTGCATATAAAAAGTTAGACACTATATCTGTAGTTAATGGTCAAGCGGCTTATACTCTGCAAAGTGGCTCAGTTAATTATAGTCCTGCTAGTGCTAATCACCTCATAGTAAGTCTAAATGGTATTGTACAATCTCCACAAAGTTCATACAATGTATCTGGTAGCACTATAACTTTTGCAAGTAATTTAGTAACAGGTGATGTAATTAATTTTATTTTAGCATTAGGAGATGTGTTAGATATTGGAACTCCTAGTGATAATACTGTAACGAATGATAAGTTAGCTACTGCACCTACTATAATTAGTAAAGGAGATGGTGGTAGTACAGATGGTGCTATACAACTTAATTGTTCTCAGAATAGTCACGGAGTAAAAATTAAATCACCTCCACATTCGGCAGGGCAGAGTTATACATTAGTCTTGCCGAGTACAGCACCGAGTGCAAATAAAGCATTGATAACAGATGGTAGTGGTAATCTATCTTTTGGTACTGCGGGAGGTCTTACATTGTTAAATAAAACAACATTATCTTCATCTACAGATGTACAGTTTCAAGGATTAATGACAGGGTACGATTCTTATAAAGTTGTTTATTCTATACAAAGAAGCACTAATTTAATTCCAAGATTATATTTTATGAGTGGGTCAACAATATTAAGTAGCAATTATGATACTACCTCGATAACAGCTTCGGGTTCAGTTAATGTATATCAAGATGATGGACAAGGTTATATTAATATGACGGGCACTTATTCTGCTAGTTATAGTACATCACCAGTACAAGGATTTTTTTATATTATCAACCCTTCTGATTCTGGTGATTACACACAAGTAGTAGGTTCAAATACTTTTTGGGAGAGTGCTTCAAATCTTGTAATGCACACATTTGGTGCAAGTTCAAACACAGCACAAGCACAAGATGGAATTAGATTTTATCCAAGTACGGGTACTTTTTCTGATGGATTTATTAAACTTTATGGGATTAGCTAATGGCAATAATTAGAGCAAACTCAAGAACACTTGCTAATGTAAGTACAGGTAGTAATATTATAGAAATGTTATCTAGTCCTTGCAATGGCACACAAGTAACTGTGCCTAGCGGAACATATACAATGCCTGATATTACATCAAGACAAAGATTACCAACCAGTTATGAAGATATTACTGGTTCAAGTATTTCTTATACAGCTCCTTCTGGCACTACAAGAGTTGTATATAAATATATATTT